GAAGGAAAAAGCGCCCGTGGCCGTGCTCGCTGTTCAGCGCCTTCTGCGCTTCCTGCTTCTCCTTGCGCTCACGCATCCACACGCCAGCTTTCAGGCGCGCGGAAGCCGCCGCCTCTTTCAGCTTTTCGATCATTCACCTATCCTGAAAATGCCTGCCAGCCCAAGAAGAGCGCAACCATTGCGAGCGCACCGACGAGAGCCCAGGTCTTGCCGCTTGAACCGGGCGGCTGGGTGTTCAGTAATTTCAACAGCTCCGCAGCCGTGGTTGGATGCTGCTTCATCGTGTCAAACATGCGCTGCATCGCCAGCGATTGCGCATTGATGGCTTGCGCCAGAGAGTCGGTCTGGCCCGATTGTGCTGGCATCTTTGAGGCCAGCGTCTGCACCGCGTCCGTCAGTTTTCGCACGTCATCGGGCAAGTGCATGAGCGCTGCCCGGATTGTGGCCACTTCCATTTCCACGGCTGACTGACGCTTCTGCGCCTCCTCTTTCGCGGCGATGTGCTCGCGGTAGGTAACGTATTGCCCCAGCCCATTGTCCAAATCCCGCTCCATCATTTCCCAGCGATCCAAAAGCCGACGCACAAAATGCAGATGACGGCGCACACGAAGAGAAGGCCGGTCATTGGTCCTGCCTCCGCGCCCATGCCGCACACGCGCTTTGCGTCGCAGCGTTCGTCTCGCGCGCCTCGCGCTCGGCCGACGCCTTGTCCTGCCAGAACAGGAAAGCCAGCCGCGCGTTTGCTAGCGAATTGCGGGCGACTTCCATCGGCGTGACGCCGCTTTCAGGAAGGAGAGACGGCTCAGAAACCTCGCGGGGCTCCACCGGATCAAGGCGGCACTCAGCCGGGATCACGACCGGCTGCGTCACCACCACCGGCGCCGGGCGATCCAGCCCCAGTGTCCCGCACGCTCCCAAACCCATAATCGACGGAGCCAGCGCCAGCGCGCGCACGTTCCATTTCATTCCTGATCCTCCGGGCTTCGCGTTCGGCCGCTAGTCGCCGGGCGCGCTCTGCTTCAATCGTCTCGGCTGTTCGTTGGGTCTGTGCGTCCGCAGAGGCAACAGCGTCAGCAAGCAAATCGCGCTCTGTCGTTGTTGCGGCCAAGGTGCGCTCGGCGCGCGCTAGGTTGGCCTCGGCCTCGTCGCGCCGGTTCTCAGCCCTGCCCGCGCGCACGTCATTGTATCCGCCCCAGAGCGCCACAGCGGCCAGCGCGCCGCCCCAGAGCATCCAGGGGCGCACGGCAAAGCCCGCGACCGCAGGGATGGCCGGGAGGAAGCGCCGCGGTTGAACCACCGGACGCCCCTCCAGCGCCGCCATCTCGCGCCGGATCATGTGCAGCTCGTTCTCCTCCACCGTCGATCGGTTCGGGATGCTCAGCAGCACCGCCTCGCGCGCGCGCATCCCGGGTGCTGCCTGGATCAGCATAAGCCGCTGTTCGTCGGTCATGGACGCGCCAGCGGCGTTGGCGTCGGCCATGAGGCCCAGCATGGTCCGCGTTTCCTGGGCTGTGACTTCCTGGCCCTCGGTGACGTGGCGGCGGCGCCCCAGCGGGTCGCGGACCTTGCGCCACACGAACGCCCCTGTCCGGCGCGCTCCACGGATGAGACGCGCAGGGACGGGGTGCATGGTCATTGCTCTAGGGCCTCGTTGTTGACGAGCCCGCCAGTTGGCGAAGGCTCGGGCGGCGGCGCGGCTTGGGGAAAAGGGCTAGGCGCACCCCCGCGCGCGATTTCGTCCCTGCGCTCAATGTGGCGCTGGTTGAAGATTTGCCAGAACGACGCCAGCGCAGGCAGGAGCGCCGCGAGGCCCGTCATGACGGCGGCAAGGCCCCCGCTCATGTCCGGGACCGGCTGGCCCGTCTCGGCGGCGCGCTGGAACGCCGTGGCGATGGCTGTGCCGATGGCGATGAAGAAGGCGATGACGCAGACCACCATGAGCACGGCCAGCCACATGACGAGCGGGCGCGGCGCGCGGTGGAGCCAGCCTTCAGGGCGCGGCGGGGTCATGCAGGCCAATCGCTCTCAGGGTCGAACGCCTCGATCTGCTCGCGCGTCGCGGAGACGAGGAACGCCACCTTGGCGTCGCGCGCAGCCTCAACCTGACGCGCCAACGACGCGATCAGCTCAAGCCCCTCTAGCTCGGCCTGCTTGCTCGGATCGTTCGCCCAGCGCCCCTCAGAGACGCCCAGCGTGAAATTGCGAAGCTCTGCGAGGCGGGCGTCGTCTGCCGGCGTGATCGCTGGCATCCGTACGATGGCGGCTTGCACGACAAGGCCAATCGCCGCCGTGCGCTTCTGATCGAGATTGTCGCCAAAGATGAACGCGCCGGACGCTTCCGGCTCGGGCTCAGCAGCCAGCTCGCCTTCAAACTCCAGAAGCTCGGCCCCGAAGTCAGGGTCAAGCTCGGGCGGGATTAGCTCGATTTCGGGCAGCGTGTAGTCGGCGTCGAGAACCGCTCCGGGATCATCTCGCCCCGGCTGTTCGTCATCGTCGCTTTCACCATGCCCGGAGGAAGTGTCAGCATCGAACACTGGCCCTGAATTGTAAGGCTCGACAGCGGCGTAAACTTCATCATCTTGCGCCGCAACTTCGCCAGTTTCGCCGTGTGTCTCATGCGCTGGAATCTGCTCCGGTTCGGGCTGCGGGTCAAACGGCCCCTCGCCTGGCGCGAATGTCTCCTCCACCGTTTCCGGCGCCTCGGGCTCGTCCGCGATCACGTCCGGCTCGGCCTGCACCCGCGCGACCAGCACACGCGCCAGCTCGCGCGGGTCTTGCGGGTTCGCCTGCTTGTGCGTGGCCCCGCTGTGCTCGTTGCCGGCGAACACGCCGTAGAGCGTCCAGAACGGGCCGTGATGCTTGGCGGCGGCATTGCGGAAGCCTCCCGCGTACAGGATCGCTTCAGCCTCGCGGCCGAGTTCTGCTCGTGCGTTCATGTGTGTCCTCACACTCGGTAAATCTGTGGCGTGCCGTGGGTCGCAATCTGCGAACCGTTCGTGGCGTCGATCAGCGTGATCTGCACGCCGTCACCGGGGTTAAGCGCGCCGATGGCAGAGAGCAGAATGGTGTCACCGTTGGCGAACGTCTCTTCGTATCCGTCGAACAGCGTGTCGTAAGCGCCGCCGTTTTTTGACAGACGCAAGATCGCGCCGTCGCCAAGCGCTTGCAGATCGGTAAAGCGGATGATGCCGCTATTGCCTGCCGGGACTGTGACTGTGCGCGCGGTCGAGTTGATCGTGCTGCTTGTATCGGTCGCGTTGAGCGTGCCGCTCAGCGTAATCGCCGCACCGCTTGGGGCGCTTGCCATCGCTTCCCCTGCCGGGAATGCGCTCATCATAAAAGGCAACGGCATCAGGCGATCGCCTTCACAAGCGTCGCCTCGATCCGATCCGTTGCAAGTACGTTATAATGCAGAACGTCAATCGCGCCCGCCGCCGTTGACAACACCGGATCGGAGCCGCCAGCGAACTTCCACGATGAGTGATAAGCCAGCGTGCGCGATCCTGCACCATCCTGCGTGATCTCGATCCAGCCGGTTTGCCCCTGCTTCTGGTTCGTCGGCTGGCCTAGTGTGCGGTTGCCCGCAATCGCCAGCGTAAAGTTAAGCCCCGCGTTCATGTCCATCGCGACCGTCGCCGCATCGGTCAGCGCTACCGGCGCGAGTGATGACCACGCCGCGTCCGTGTCAATCACCTTATCCGCCGTGTTGGCGCGAATATTGGCGGCGCTTGCCGTATTGGCCGTCTGCCATGCGCCCAGCGTCGTGCAGGCCGTCGCCGCGTCGGCGTCGTCCAGCAGCGTCCGCATGAAGGCGGTGAAGTCCGTCGTCGCAAACGTGTCGGAGCCGGTGCCATACGGCAGTTTGTTGGCTGCGATGGTCAGCGCGGCGAAGGCTGTCAGGCCGGGGTCAAGCGCTTGGTTGCTCGCGTTCGATTGCATGGAGTCTTGGAATGGCGCGATGTCGTTGGCCGTGAGGCGATCCGTGCCGTCTGTGTCCTCCCACAGCAGCGTATGCAGCGCAGCGGTGGCGACATAGCGCACAGGGAAGTACCCCGCGACGCTCTCGATCGGATTGGCCGCAGCGACTGTCGCGGCGCGATCTGAAAACAGGTTCACCTTCGTTGTGGTGTTGTTCTCATACACCGTGATCTTCGCGCCGGTGCGCGTCAGCGCTGCGGTCGTCAAGGCAAACGGCCACGGCACGTCTAAGCGATATCCAGGCACTCACATGCTCCAAGAAAAAGGCCCCGCTTTCGCGAGGCCCTGGGGTTCATTTCATTTTGAGCCGACATCGAAGCCACTCGATGGCTTCCTCGTCGGTCATGTCATTTCGTCCATCCAGCAGCCTCAGCGCCGCCTCGATTGTCGCGGCCTTCCCGCCGTGGCGCTTCGCCAGCCGGTTCAGCCGCTTGTGCGATTCATCATCCAGTCGAACCGCTAACTGCTTTTTCAGGTGCTCTGCCATAGGCGCACCATACCGGCTAGCCAGTGGGTTGACAAGCGGCTAGCCACCGGCTATCTTAGGCGCATGGTTAAGGGAGACCACCATGCAAATTAAGACCCACCACCTTCAGCAGGCGGCGATCACCGTCAGCCTGTGGGTGCTCATCCTCTCCGTGGAGAGCAAGAGCGCCCTGTTCGCGTACCAAACCCAGGCCACCCCGGTCGAAGGCGTCCAATTCGCCGCCATCACCATCCTGGGCGCTATCCTCGCCGCTCTCGGTTTTACCCTGATCGGCCAGATGAAGGCAGACGAACGCAAGTCCGTCCGCCGCCAAGCTGGCATCGTTCGCCTGATCGCGATCGCCTTCTTGTGCTTCCCGGTGTTCTTCTTCGGAAGCGCCGTGAAGCTCCACAACGATCAGACCGCTTGGGACGCTTACCACGCATCCCCGGCATACGAAGTCGATCAGGCGCTTGCCGCGCAGGCCAGCCTGACGATCTCGGAGCAAACGGTGGACTCCTGGGAAATCCAGGAAGCAGCCCGCCGCTTGGTCCGTCCCACGAACGCGAACTTGAGCCCGCTTGACGGCGAGCTTTGGTTCGCACTCGTTTTGCTCGGCCTACTGAACTTCGCGGCCGAGAAGTTCCGAGTGCCAGCGCCTATAACCGCTGAGGAGCGGATGGCGCTGATGTTCAAGGAGCGCGGGCAGAAAGCTGCCGCAACCCGTAAGGCGCGCAAGGCTGCGAAAGCCGCCAAGCCCCGCCTCGTCGTCACTAAGTAACTCAGCGGCCCCGTGCTAACGTGCGGGGCCGCTTCTTTTTGGAGCGCCAACCATGCGCCGCATTTTCATCATCGCCGCCCTGTCGGCGTGTACGCCTCCACCCGCACCGGAAGCCCCGGCATTGGAAGCCCCAGCCGCAGCGGAAGAACTCGGTCCTTACGTTCTGTGCGATGACTCAACCAAGCTGCGCTCAGAGCGCGAGCAGGATGGGCCACGCGTTTACTTTTGCGAGGGCTAGTAGCCCCCGCCGCCCGTACCGCCGCGGCGGCGGCGCTCTAGTGCGCCAACCTGTCCAACATAGCGGTCGCGGCGTTCGCGGAGCACATCCAGTTCGCGCTGATTGGCGGCGCGGTAGCCGTCCAGTTGATCCAGCGAGCGCGACAATGCCGCCGCAAACGCCGGGTCCGGTGGGGCAATGTAACGGGACTCCGGCAGGCCCATCGGAGACAAGCGCTCAGGCTCTTGCGGCATCGGCGGCGCGCTTGGGGGCTCCATGCCACGCGCAGCAGGCTCGCTGATGATCGGCAGGCCACCGCGTGGGCTCATGTCCAAAGCGCCCTCGCTTGGCCGCGCCCGCGCTTCCTCGAAGGGGATCGCAGAAAGGCGAAGCTCTCTATCGAATGGCAATTCTGGCGGCAGCGGCGGTGGCGCAGGCGGCGCTCCGGGATAGGGCGGCGCCACAGGGTACTGCGGCGGACGCGCTGGAAGGCCCATCTTTGGCCCCATCACGTTCGGCGCGCCGATCATGCGGCCCAGGAACGCAGATAGCGCGCCCTCGTTGCCGTTGGTTGGTTCGCGGCGCGGCGGCGGCCGGCGGATGCGGGGGCGTTCTGTCATTGCTGCCTCGGTGGCGTGGGGCTTCTGGCGCGGCCGAATGCCGGCGTCAAAATGCTGTCATCTAGAACGTAAATCTGATTGCCAAGGTCATCAATGATCGCATCGTGACCTTGCGCCCTAAGCGAGTCTATCCACGCTTGGCCCCGCCCAATCTCGGGCATTTCAAGCATTGTGCTTTCACTAGCATCTCGCACGCGATATGGATTGCGGAATGTCGCGTCGGCAGACATAACGGCTAGGCCGTCTCGGTCGCCTTGGCCGAGCGCCTGACGGCTTGCATATTCAGGATCGCGCGTCCAGTAACGACCACCTAACTGACCATTTGTTATGCCGCGATAAAGCCTGACAGCCCCCCCATTGCCCGCGTCGAGCGCGCCGCGCGGCCTCGCCGCTTCCGCCAGATCATCGCTGCCGCCGACCATGCTCTGCCGGAACGGCTGCGGCTCACGCACCGGCATGACGCTGCCGTCTGACGCCGTGCCGAGCTGGCGAGGCGGCGGACGCAGAGCGCCGCCTTGTGGCGGCGCTTCCGGCATAGGCGCACGCATCGGCGGCGCAGGACGCGGCTGCTGCGCACGCGCACCGCGCCCGCCTACGCCAAGCGTAGCCAAGCTAAGCGCGCCCATAGCGCCTTCCTCTACCCCCGTCTGGGGATCGCCCGAAGCAAACGCACGCGCAGACCTGCGAACAGCAGGCAGGCCCGTTGCTTCGAGCGCCATGCCACCCGCCTCCGCGAACTGGTTGCGCGGGTCCTGATACGCCTCCGGGGCGCGTGGCCTTTGGCGGTCGCGCTGGGCTGCGTCATACGCCGCGCGCTGCTCCTCGCGCGTAGGAAGCGGGCGCAAGTCCTCGCGGCGGATCGTGGGCGCGATCTGGCCCGCTACGGACGTGGTGGGTGAGCTTGGGTCGATTGGCCGGCGCGTGGTGAAGCGGTCGCGGTTGCGGAACGCTTCAGCGCGCGCGCGGTTCAACCAATCGGTCATTCGCGCGTGCCGCCCACGATGCCAGCCTGCGAGCTTGATTGACTTGCAGCCGCTCTAGCTGCGGCTTCCGCGACTTCGCGTTCGCGCAGCAAGCGCACAACTTCCAGCGCGAAGCCGCGCGACTCTTCCGTGTCAATACGGCGCAAAGCGACTTCGCCGCGACGATTGTTTGCGCGCTCCATCATGCCGAGAGTGGCTTGATTGCGCGCCCAATCGATGCCCCGCTGCGCCGCTCCTGCGGGGTTTCCGCGCAAAAGATTAACGCCAGCATCGACGCCCGCTTGTGTCGCGCCATCAGCAGCGTGGAGCGCATTAGCGACCGAGCTTGAACCGCCCTGCCACTGAATCGCATTGTTCAAGAGCCTGTAGAGGCCGGGGCTTCCCCTGTTGGCGCCGTTTATCAGAGACAAGAACTCAGCCGCTTGCGCTGGCGTATCAAACGCGGCGGCGATGACTTGCTGATAATTCGGATCATCAAGAGCGCGCGCAACATTGACGTTCCGATTGGTGCCGCCGCGCGTTGCGTTGATGATCTCGTCCGCAAGCCCAATCCGCAGATGGTCAATAAGGAAGTTTTCATTCCTGGCGCGCAATTGGTCAAAGCGCTGTTGTACTTCCTCGGGTCGCATCCCCAGCATGTCCCCGCCCTCATCAAGGGCATCTTCCGCCGCTGCGCGGCCTGCCCATTGGCGACGCGCTTGCTGATACCCTGGGACGATCTCGTCCATTCGCTCAATAAAGCGGCTGCGAAGTGCGTTAACGCCCGTTAATTCGGTCGCCTCTATCGCCGGGATGTTATCGACGGAATCGCCGCCGCGACGGCCGATGCGCACCACATCATCAAGACCAAGCTTAACGTAGTGCATGTAGCGCGGGAGGTTTCGCCCTAACTCAAGCGTGGACTCTTCGGGGTGCATACCCAAAAGGCGCTCGCGCTCGAAGATACGCTCACCGCGACGGATCGCAGCTTGCATGATTGGATCGCGCATAATCGGCTGAAGATCGCGCTGGAAGGCCTCCATCTGCTGCGGAGTTGTTGGGCGAGCCCAGAGCGGATTGTAGAGCCTCTGCGCGATGTCTGCGTAATCACTGTCAAGCCGCGCAATCGCTTGCGTTCTGCTTTCGCCCACGCCAAGGCCCCTTCTGATTGCATTGAAGACCCGCCCCGCCGCTTCGCGGAAGCGTTCTTGCGTAAAGTCTTCGGCTCTGCCGCTTGTCTGCCCCGGCCCTTGAACGATTGGCCGGAATGTACGCGTTCCGGTGTTTCTGAACAGATCAATAACGGCCTGCCCCTGCGGGCGCTCTCGCGCTTGCTCCAGCGCGTGCTGCACATCGTCGACGCTCATGCGCTCAGAGCGGCGAAGCCTGTCGATGAAGTTGATTTGCGCCGGATGAATTGGCTCCACCGGGGGTGGCGGCGGCGCGGGCGGTGGGCGCAAAGCCCCGGCGCTTGGACGCGCCGCCAAATTAACGCCCGACATGCCAACGCTGTTTGGCGCAGGCGTCGGGATTTGCTCGGCTGCACGACGCAGCGCGCCGCCCCCACGCATCGCAGCGCGCCATGCAGGCTCTGCAAGGCTACCCACAACGCTCGCCGTGCCTGTAACTGTGTTACTGACGGTTGGCGCCGCAGCGCCCAAACCGCCACCAAGAGCCGCGCCTTGGTTCGCTCGGCCCAAGCGCCCTTCCCAGCCCAGATTAGGCGCATCGCCAGTTGTGCCGCCATAAATTGCGCCCTGCGCTGAGCCGGTGGAGGCTCCGCGCACTGTTTGTTGCATCCAAAGCGGCAGGCCGCGCGATGTAGTTGGAACCGTGCCGGCCAAGCCGCGCCAAGCTTGTTCCGTCAGAAGCGGCAAGCCGCGCGATGCGGTCTGCGTCGGCACCGTTGCAGGCGCGGCTGCGCCCATCGTGGCGATCACCGGCACAGCGTTGCCAGTGCCTTCAGCGAACGCCGCAGCGTACGGACGGCGCGTACGGAAGTCTGACTGTAGCTCGCGGTTCTCCCGGCGCTGCTGGTCCACGCCCTCTTGGAACGTGCCGCCCTGCGCCATCGACACGCCGCCGCGAATGACGTTCTGCACGTCTTGGGCAAACGGGATGCCGCGATTGATCGAGGCCAGCGTCTGCGTGAACTCGGTTTGTAGGTCGCGCGATTGGCCGCGCTGGGGCGTTGGCCCTACCGCCTGCCGCGCACTTGCAGCAAGCCCGCCAGCATTCGGTGCGCGTTGCCGCGCGTCCGCCATACGCTGATACTCGGCCATCGCGCGGTTGATTTCCGCTTCCGGCGTGCCGTCGTCAAACTCCAGCACTTCGACCACACGGCCTTGGCCGTCTGTGACCTCGATGCGAGTCGTCATTCGAAGGAGCCCGTCGCGGAGTTCCAGCGGCGCGTGCGTGGTTGCGGCGCGTCTGTGCCGTCATTGACGGGCGCCGCCGCCTGTTCGCCGCCCCCATCCATCTCTGCGCGCGCAGCCGCAATCGCGCGCTGCGTGCGAAGAAACTGGCGGCGAACCGCAAGAAGGTTTTCGCGCAGTTGCTCTGGCCTCTGCGCCGTTGACAGGCTTCGAACGGTACTGCCGAGCAAATCCAGTTCGCGAACGGCAATTGAGCCCAAAGCCCCGCCAGTGGTGCTATTGCGCCGCATCTCGGCAAGATTTTCGAACGCGAGGATTGCGCGAACGGGCTCAAGCGCCTCGTTCAAGTCCGTGCCGCTTTGATTGAAGCCCCATTCGCGGAAGCGGTTCGCCCAGACGCCAGCGCTGTCAGAAGAAACATCGCCAACACCAGCGGCGGGCGTTGAATCGGGGTTCGTATCACCGGGGCGCAGACCCAAGACATCGTTCAGCACTGCAACGCCATTTGAAAGCTGCGACTCTGACGATTGGAGGCGCTGCGCTTGCGCGCGACCTTCCGCAGTCTGCCGAAGATCGGCGGGGCCACCCTGGATCGGGCGCAGAGTGCCATCAGGGTTGAACTGGTACGGAGCGAGCGCGCCGGGCAACAGGCCATCGCTACCACCCGCTTGCGGGCGCGGAATTTCGCCCTGCCCAAGCTCAACAGCGCCGTTAACAATGCGATAAGGCCGCGTGCCGTTTGTCTGCCATTGCGGCTCGCCCTCGCTGATGACAACTTGCGTGCCGTCGCGCCGCATTCCGATCACGCGGCCATTGCCCGCATTGATGACCTGATCATATTCTTGGAACTGACCAATAGCTGCTTCAATGGATTGACCAAGCGTCGCCCAGCCTGCGTCCGATGTGTCCACTTGGTTCAGCGCGTTTTCATCCACGTACTGACTGAGCTGCGGGCGCAGTTGCGCGAAACGCTCCGCGCGTGTCGCTTCGTCAAGGCCCGCAAGCGAGCGGTGAGCGCGCTGCAAGATTGTTGCGTTCGCCAATGCGGCTTCGCGCATGTTCTCTTCTTGCTGCGAGGCGACCGCTTGCGCGCCCTCTGCGGTTTGCAGATCACCCTGACCGCCCGCTGCATCGCCGACAGCTTCCCATCCGCCCTGCTGATACGCTTCGCCGTACTGGTCCTGCTGCTGACGCCGACGCAGCGCGCCGCCGACTTCCATGCCGTTCGCGAACGAGCCCCAAACGTCGGGCATGTTTTGGTTATAGCCGACCATTATCTATCCCCACCTCGGAAAGCCGCTGCCCCAGCCGCTGGTGTCAGGGCCACCGCCGCCACCACCACCGCCACCACCACCGCCCCATTTCCCAAAGCCGCCGAACGAGCCCAGCGCGCCCGGCACAGTGTTGCCCCAGAAGTTCGCGCTGGCGTTGCCCTGCGCGAGGTAGCCGCTGGCGCGTGCATTGCCCGCGTTCTGAAGCGCGTTGCCCGCCTGGTTGGCGTAGTTCTGGCCCGCGTTGATCGTCATGTTCTGTGCGTTCGTGCCTGCGCCAGAGAGCGCGCCCAGGCGGTTAAAATCGTTCTCGAACTCCTGGGATGCGAAGTTCTGCCCGTACTCTTGCAGGGCGCGGCCCGTTGCACCTGAGAACAGCCGCCCGCGCGCCGCAGCCGATCGCTCAAGCGCCTGCGTCCCTTGGTTCAAGCGGAAATCGTAAGACGGCGACGAAGATTCATAGGTCCAGTTATCGACCCAATCCAAATTGCTCCCACCGCCGCCCGGCGTCGATTGCGTCGGCGCTGTGTTCATGCCGCGCTGACCGACAAAGTCGGCAAAGTTCGGCGTGCGGTTCATGTTCCCGGCAATGCCGTCCGTGCCGGGATTGGTCCATTCCGCGTACAAATCAGGGTAGCGCGTGCGCAGTTCGTCCGTTGGCGCAACATTGACGCCGCCCGGCCCGCCTGCCCATGCGCTTTGGCTTTGGCTGAGAAACGAGCGCACCTCTTCAGGGCTCATGCCCTGCATGAGCATCTGGCGCGCGCGGGCTGAATTGCCCGCTTCCGCGACAGGGCGGCTTAAATTGCGCGTGTCTTGGTACTGCTCACGCTGAAGCGCGATCTCGGCTTGCGAGGCTTGCGTCTGCGCGTCTGCGGCGCGGCGACCGGCGCGCGCTTGCGCGCTAGACGCCATAGCGCCGGATGCCAAAGTGGCGCCACCGACGATCAATGAAGTCGTGATGCCCGCCATTATGCGATCCTCAGATACGTGTGTTCCATCACCTCATAGCCTCGCATCCGGTAGAGGCGGTCCAACGCCTCATCCCGCATCCCATTCAAACGAACCATGCTAAGCGGCGCGTCGTGTTCGCCGGCCCACGCCTCCGCGCGCTTCCAAAGCGCCACAGCTTGCTTTGCCGCTTGCGGTTCCACCCACCAGAAAAGCTCTTGCGCGACAGGGGCGCCCGTCATCCAGTTTGTGCCGCAGATCACCGCGACCGCGCCGATGGCGCTGTCCGTCTCGTCCACGGTCACGAAGATTGCGGTCATGTCGCCATCGATGAACGAAGCGAACGCAGCGCCCGCGCTCTCATCGCTGAAGGCGCCCAGCACGCGCCACGGCGTCTGGTCCCAGAACTCGCGGCCCATGAACAAGAGGCGCGGAATGTCGCTGTGCGTGGCTTCGCGGATCACGCGATCGTCGCCAGCTTGCGGCTGGTGCCGCTATTGTCCGTCACCGTGACGTAACCGTTGACCGCGGCATCCGCGTTGCTCGTCCACGCACCGATACGATGGCCCGCCAGCACGCCGTCATCGTCGATCGTGACGGCGCTGTTCTGCACCAGCTTGCCGGTCGTAGCATCGAAGCGCGCCACGGCGTTGTCCGTCGCGCTCGCGGGGCCGGTCACGTAGTCCTCAACCTCGGACGCCAGCGCATAGCGCGCGTCAGCGTGCGCCCGCGTCGGGATGCTTGTGCTCGCGCCCACGCCGATCGCGCGCTTGGTGAACGTGTCGGCGCCGGTTTGCTCAACGAGGCCAGCCGTGGCGCTCAGATTGTCCAGAGCCGTCAGCGTCGGCGACAAAGGCTGCGCGTCGGCAAGCTCAACCGCCGCCTGCGCCACGACTGTCGCCACGCGGTTCAGGTAGTCTCGCAAGTCCTTCGACCACCGCGCCACATCGCGGGGGTTGGTGAAGTCCGGCTCCTTAGGGGGCTTTGGCAGGGAAAGCGTCACGACACGTCCGCCGTAAAGTCAGCCCATGCGCCCTTCAGCACGAACGGCACAGGGTCAGAGATACCAAGCTCCAGCACGCCGCCCTGCGGCCGGAACGGGCCAAAGCCGCCATTCCATGTGATGCGCTTTTCATAGTCGCCGCGCTCACCGATACGCCGCTCCATGCGTGCGCCGAACGTGTGACCGCCGTTTCTTGACAGGCGCAGCCACACCTTCGGATCGGAGCCCTGACCGCTCAGCAGGCCCACACCCGGCTCGATCAACGCCTCGATACTGTTCAGCGTGAAATACTCGCCCGGCCCCAGCGTGTCCGTCACCAGATAGCGCTCCATGACAGCGCCAGCTTCCGTGTGCGTGTCGGCGTCCAGCGTGTAGAGCTTGCCGCTCGTCGCATCGCCCAGGATCGTGACGCCCCAAGCGCGCTGCGCGAACGCGATCTTCCACGTTGCCGCGCCGTAGGACTTGCGCACATGCCAGCTATCGTCGCCCGGAGGCGCGGACGCGTCCCAGACCACGCAGCCGTCAGCATGGCGCAGCGCCCAGAATTGGTGATTGCGCAGCGTGAACGAGAACGCTCGCGCCGTGCTGGGGTCGTTCCAGCGTGCGATGATGTTGGCGATGGCCGGCGTCGAGATGATCACTGGTGTGCCGCCCCGGATCGCCCGCACCGTGCCATCCTCGGCAAGGAAGCAGACGGTGTTATCGACTGCGGCGATGCAGTCGCGGCCCATCAAGCCAAGTTCAAAGAAAAGCTGCGAACGCTCGAACGGGAAGTCGGCCGCGCCCGAGTTATACCAGCCCTCAATCGTGCGCTCGCCCAAGAGCAACAGGTCGCGGTTATCGACCCACACGCCTAAGAGCTTGTCCGGCCGCGTTTCTGACGTCGCGATGTCGAGCGCGTTCCAGTCCGTGACGTCAGCAAGCGCGCTGATCTGGAACTGCGACGAGTCCTTAATAGAGCCGACGATGTACTGGTCGATGAAGTCCACGCTGGACAGGATGCCGACATCCGCGTCCGTGATTTCGCCAAACGTGGTCCCGTTCCAGTAGTATTTCTTCTCCGCGTCCCGCGCGACGATGACGGCTTCGATGCCGTTGTCGCTGATGTCCACGTACTCTGACCCCAGCACTTCGCCGCGATCGGTCGCCGTGCCGCCCTCAGTGACCGTGTAGAGCCGGTTGCCGCTGACGACGAGCAGCACGTCACCAAAGGTGTAAACGCCACGCACGGGCGACGTCGCCAGCGTTACGCGCGACGCAAAGCCTGGCCCGCCATAGAGCACCGGACGCCCTGCGGCGGCTTCCAGAAAGCAGTTCACCAGCGTCTTAGATGACGCGAACGTGCGGGCGCCGCGACCTTCGCCGCCGATGACCGCGATTTGTGTCCGCATCAGTAGTAGAGCGTCCGCAGCGTGTCGGTCTGCGCGTTCGGCTTCAGCGCAGCGATCATAGCCAAACCCGGCTCAAGCTTGGCCTCGTGGCCCTGACCCATCTTGCGCACCGAGCCGCACAGGAGCGCGGCCATCACCATCGTCATGCCGCCGACAACCTGATCCGGGATGGCGTTGTCAGGCCACCAGAACAGGCCAAGCTCTCTGTAATGGGCGTTCCAGTGGTTAATGCGCGCTTCCAGGCGGGCGGAAAGCTCGTCCGAAAGCTCCTCATCGACGGCCTTAAGCCCTAGGTCCTCTGCGACGAGATCGCGGAGTGTTGCCGTGGTCGTGGTCATGCTGGCGGACTCAGGGCTTGCGCTTGGCGCACAAGATCAAGCTGCACAGCAAGGCGCTCAGCGTCGCCATTCTCTAAGGCTTCCGTCTCCATTGACGCCAACAGCAAGGCGCTTACGGCTGCGTCTATTGCATCATCGCAGGGGCGTCTCATGCGCGGGCTCGCAGGGTCACGGTGTAGCCTTCCAGCGTGACCGTATCGCCAGCGCTGGCAAGCTGACCCGAGATAACGAGATCAACCGCGTTGGCCGTGTTGACGGCGCTTGTGATGGCAGCGTTGCCGTTGCCACCCCAGCCGCCAGAAAGAATGCCGACGCTATAGCCGCCGACTTGAGAGCTTGCGCTGTTGCGGTTTGCGATGAGGCGACTGTCGCGGGCGCTGACGGTGGTGGTGACGTTGTTCACCAAATACTCGGTCCCGCTCACGCCGCCGAAGCGAACGCGCAACGTCTTTAAATTGGCGTTGTTCGTGTAGCTGAACACCGTATCGACTTCGATCGAGCCATTGGCGCCCATCGCGCCGGCAGGGATTGAGATTGTCGCCAGCGCCACCTCTGCCGTGCTCCCGGTGTGAGAGACGGCCGCGTATGATTGCGCCAAGACATAAGGGACGCTGAGGTTTAGCGCCGCCGCGCGGTTCGTGCTGGCCCCGGTCCCGCCGTCCGCAATGGCAAGGTCAGTGATGCCGGTGACAGAGCCGCCCGTAATGGCCGCAGCGCTGGCAAGCTGGCCCGCCAGCGTCGTGACCCACGCCGAGCCGGTCCATGACTGCGTGATGTCGGTGTCCTTGACGTAAGCCTCAAAGCCTTCGCTCGGGACAATTTCGACCCAGCGCCCGCCGCGATACTGCGCGATCGAGCCGTTGGCGAACGTGCTCCATGATGCACCCGTCTTGCCGCTCGGGATGATGTAGGTGTCTTCGGCTGTTGGGCTTCCAGGCTGTGCGGTCGTGGTGGCGCTAATGACTTCGCGGCGCGAGGCCGCATCCGTCTTGCGATACTTGAACTGGCCGAACTCTTGGCCAGCGTCCGTGAAGCCGTCGATACCGAAGATGTCGGGCGGATTGCACGCGCCGTCATAGGACGGGTCCGCCGCATCGCCAAAGTGGCCGCAGACCACGAACACGCCGCGTTCAATGCCGTCGCCGCCGTCAGGATCCCAAGTGTTGTCCGTGTTATCGACCCACACGCCGCCGACGTGGTGGCATCCGCTCAAGCGAACGGACTGCGGGAACCTGAAGGCGTTGCCGCTGCCGCTTGGCGGTTTCACCAGAATGCCATTGCCGCGCCGCTCACCGCTTACATAAGTGAAGCAGCCGTCAAAGCTGATGTTGTCGGTAAAGCGCAGTAGGACGCACGTCGAAGTCGTTGCCGTCGGCACTCGGTTGAACGATGTCCAGCTTGTTGCGTTGGTGTCGTCGCTGACACCAAAGAAGCAATTATCAAAGCGCGATGTGGCCACGTCGAGGCCGTTGTTAAACGCATCCTCGCCAACTTGGAGGGCGACGCAGCTAAGCGCGCCGGTCGTCGAAATGTAGAGTTGGTGCGCGACGTTGCCGCCCGCGCCGATGAAAATGTCTGCCGCGTCATAGTGGGCGCCGAACTTAGCGCCGATGCCGCCCGCCTGCGGAAAGAGCACGCCGCAGGTTTCGATGCGCGACCAGAAGGTGTGCTTGAGGTCCCAAATCGTTTGAACGCGGCGCGTGGCGTTGAAGACGAGGTTCTCAAGGCGAATGCGCGCGACCTTGACGTAGAGCATGCGCGTTGCAACGCTCGCGCTGAAATACTCAATCGCCGTGCCTTGCTCGATGGTGCCAGCGAGCAGATCGAAGGTGCTGCCGATCTCGCCGATAAGCTCCATGTTCTGCGACGTGGAGGGGGCCGACGCATCGCCATCGCCGAGGATGAGGCCGCTCGTGCCGGAGTAGAGGTAGGTGCCGTGCGGGAAATAGAGCGACTGCCCGCGCGCGTTCAGTGCAGCGATTGCCGCGTCAATCGCGGTCGTATCGTCCGTGCCGATCTTCACGATGGCGGCGGCGCTGCTGAAGGTCGTGCCGGGGGCAGCGAACAGCGTCACTGTCGTGGCATTGGTAAAGCCTGTGATTTGAGTCCGCAGCGGCGCGCTACCGCCTGCGGCGTACTCAATCCAGATGGTCTTGCCGACATCAGCGGCTGTGAATGTCGCGCCAGCGCAAACCAGCGTGAACACCCCGCTAGTGACGTTCACACCCTTATAGATGCGCCCGTCACCTTGTGCGCCGAAATCCTTTACGCTGAGCATGTCGCCAAAGCGCGCCGCCAGCGTGCGCTCGGCTGTGGAGCCGGTCGCCGTGACTTCGATTGTGTCGCCGTCCGTCTCTAGGCCGGTGACATCGCTAAGCAGCGCGACAGGCAGACCGCCCACGGTGCTCCCGTCACCAATGTGCGGGCGTTCGGTGTCTGTGTTCTGCGCCAGCTCGCCAGTTTTCAGCGCACGCGCAGCCAGCGCAGCAGTTGTGCCGCGCGCTACTCTCAACGGGTTAGTCGTCATACGAAGCTGCCGTAATCGCCAGAGCGCCCCAGAACCGCACGCACCGAAGCGCCAGCGATCTCAAGGTGCAGTTGCCGCATCTCGCCTGTGCTCAGCATCACGTCGTAACGGATGCGATCACCGGCTTGGAAGTTGGAAAGCTCAGCCGTGAATGTGGCCGAGGAAATCGACGGCTCAGTCGTCTCGATGCCGTCCGCGTCATAGTTGATGGTGTTGATCGTGCTCGGAAACGAGGCCGTGATGTCCACAATCTCGTTATCGTTCGCCTTGATCACCACCACGCCAGCGCGGGCATCGTAGCTGGACTGACCGTATGTCGAGTAACCGCCGCGGTTAAGCGCGTTCACGGTGACGCTCACTCGCCATCCTCCCAGCCGTCAGTCTCGATCTTGGGCGCCGCACGCTTAGCCGCGCGCGCACGCTTCGGGGCGGGCTTCGCAGGCGCGTCGTCCGTCTCGTAATGAGCGTTGTTGCGGTACTTGTCCTCCATGCCTTCCGGCACGTCGAACCATTCCTCGGACGGAGCCCTGGAGAGCGGTTTCCCGCTCTCCAGTTCCCGAGGATCGCCGATAAAGCGAGCCTTCATGTTAGGCGCTTGCGCCCAGTTCGACGGCCATGCCCAGCGTGAACGTACCCGCCGCTGCTGTGCCAGCAGCCGTAGCTGCGGTGAGCGTCAGGTAGTGCGGCACCGGGACCAATAAGCCCGCCCCTGCAAACAGGATCGCGCTCGTCAGCGTGCCAGCTTGGCCGATCGTGGAACCGTCAAGGAAACAGTCCACGTCGTCATAGGTCGTAACCGAAACACCAGCGACGCCCAGGTCGAGCGCCAGAGCCGGTGAGCCGTTCGTGTCCAAGTCCGTCGCCTTCGCGTAGAGGATGCCAAGGTAACGGGTATTGGCCGGCATGAGCGCGATAGCGGTGACGTAGCCAGAGGCCAGCATCGCAGTCGTGATCGCCTTCGAAAAGTGAATGTTCTGGACTGCTCCATACCCAAGGCCAGACGGCAGATCGCTGTGGCTGATGAGCGTGGAGTTGTCGATTGTGGGAAAAGCCATTGCTCGTGCTCCTTATGCGTCTGCAACGGCTGCGAAGTAGCCAGTGACCGTGCCGTGATCGACAAGGTCGCCGGTGTCGCTCGCTGACGACTTGCCGAATTGCATTTTCTTGCAGCCATAGATGCCGTCCACGGCGATGCCGTACTTGTCGCCATAGTCGAACTCCTTCGTGCGCGTGCGCCAACGCTTGCCATAAGCAACGCCGACAGCTTGAGCACCGAGGAGAACGCAGCGGCCCACGTCGATCGAACTGGCGCCAACACCCGTGAGCGTGTTGAAGTCGTCGATTTCCTTGACGATGATGTTGTCCCAGAGGATGTCGCCGCCTTCGAACAAGCGGCTGTTTTCCATCTGGAGCGACACTTCGCGCTGAGCCTGCGTGATGGTCGAGTCCGTGCGCAGATCGCGGAAGCAGAGCGGATGCGCGAACGCCACATAGTAGCGCTTGCCATTGCCCTGATCGCGAACCGGGCGAACCCGAGGCGAGCCGTCCGTGCGCTTAGCCAACGCCAGCCGCTTCATCACGGTCAGTGCGTTAGCGGTCAGCTTGTCGGCGGTGTTGTCGATGTTGGCGAGTGCGGCCGAGTGGTCGAGCGACGAGCCGTTCGAGCGCAGAGCGCCGAATTGCACGCGATCGACGTTATCGACCAACCACGCGTCCTTCTGCGACTCGCTGGCGTCGGCGTAGTTGACGCCGTTGATGCCCTCGAGCGCGTCGATGACCAGGTCTTTGGTGTGCTCCTTGGCCCAATCCATCAGGATTGCGCGGCCCGCTTCACGGAGGTCGATGGCGGATTTGATCTCCTCCATCTCCGGGATGCGAACGGCGTTGCGGTACTTCTCGATGTAGAGACGGAACGAGCGGGACGAGATGTCCTCTTCGTTACCTTCCAGCATGTTCGTGCCGGTGACCGCTTCGTTGGTCAGCTTGTTGACCAGAGCGAAGGTCAGCGAGTCGCCGGTGCCTTTGCTCAGGTTCTCCTTCACTTGGATCACCGACATTTCGTCAGTTCCCATGAGATCGGAGAAGCGGTTTTGTTGGAAGTACTCGGTGAAAAACTTATCGTCCCACTGCTGGGGCGTTAAGCCTGTTGCGGCTCTCGTATCAGCCATTGGTGTTTACTCCGAGCGCCGCCGCTATGCGGTCAGCGCTTTCGACGGTTCGGGGATTTCTCCGCGAGGATTGCACCCAGCGGCTTGGGGCCGGTGAAACGGCCGCCAGGGTCACGCGCAGGGTCTGCCGATCGCGAAGAGGCGAAAGACTTGGGAGCTGCTGGCTTTGGCTTGGGAGCGTCGAAGTCTGCGTCGTCCTCTTCGATGTCGCCGTCAGGCGGATCGATCGGGCCACGCTGCGCGGCTAGGCGCTTTGCGACTTCCTTTTCGATAAGAGTGTCGATGTCGTCATTGCCCAAGCGCTCGAACGTCGTGCGCTGCCGGTACTGGTCGTAAGCTGCAAAGTACGGATCGGGTTGGCTCGTCGCCCAGGCTTTGAACTGTTCGCCTTGCTTCTCGATCCACTCGTTGAGCTTCTTCCACTTGTCCGGCCCAAGGTGCTTCTCAGCCGTCATCTCTGACAGCCGAAGCTGCTGCTGCGACACCTGTTCAAACACAGGCGCGAACTGCTGCTTGGCGATGGACTCGGCCCGCTTCTGGACTTGCCGCTCTACCCATTGATTGTACGCATTGGGGTCGCGGAACATATCCGGCGCGGGGTCTTTGTCCTGCTCGATCGCCAGCTTGCGTTGCTGATCCTCGATCCAGGTCCGGTAGCGCTTCGCCTCGTCCTCGGACTGCTTGCGGCGGTCCCGTTCGTCCAGCACTTCGCGGAGCGGCACGTAGCCTTCCGGGATCGCTGGCTTCTCAGGCTTGCGCTGACGCGGTTCGGGGCGGGGCTCGTCAACGATCGCCCTTGCAGGCGGCTCGCTGATGCGCGGCTTATCGACAATCTCACTGAGCGGCGTGTGTACGGGCTCAGCCGGCGCTAATGCGCCGTCCTTCTCTTCCTCTGCCAATTCTTAGCTCCTCTTCACCTGTGCGCCGGTGATGCCGCGATGCCCGAAGGCCGTCCGTATCGTGGACGTTACGAAAAGCGCCTCAGACCGTGAGACGATGCGGGCGCGTGATGTCGCTCACGCGCGGGCGAAACTATGCAGCGAGCAAGAGGAAGATATCCTCCTCGTCCTCGATCTCTCGCTTGGCCTCTTCCAACGCCGCCAGCAGCCGCTCAGCGGCTTCGGCTTGGGCGTAGATCGCGGCCCAATCAATCTGGATGGGCGGCGGCAGCGGCTCTGGCTGCGGCTCTGGCGTCGGGCGCTGAAGCGCTGGCCTAAACGGCTCAAGGATCGCCTCGATGCGCTCCTCAAGCACAGGCGAGACATCCTCGCTGCGGACTTCCTCGTAAAGCTCACGCAGCCGGTTCTCGCGGTTCTTGCGAACCGTGCGCCAATACCGCGCGCCGTGGCCCTCAAACTCCTGCGCCGCCGGCTGCTCCAGCGTCCCGGCAAAGCTTGCCGCCCCCGCAAAGCTACCGGACAGCGTGCCAATGATGACGCCGCCCGCTTCCGGCTGGAAATAGAGCCCAAAGTAATCATCGGGCCAAAAGCCCGAGCCGAAGTGCGAGGCGCTCATTGCAGATCGTACGTTATCGCTGTGCGGTTCCCGTTCGAGTCCACCGTAGCAATGATGCGGTCTGCATCATCCGCCACAGCGTTCCTAAACGTGATCGTCGTCGTGCCGCCGCCCGACACCTCACCGCCGACCGCCGCCGTAATCAAGCGCAACGCCTGGCGAAGTGTAAGGCCCGTTTCAATGTCTTCCTCATCCAGCAAGTAGCCAGAGAAGCCCGCCGCCTCCAGCGTGATGGCTGGCGCAAACGAGCCTGACAGCGAGCCCGTCGCGTAGCGCGTCGCGCTGAAGCTGGCTGAGCCAACGAACGCGCCGGTGACAAAGCCCTTGGCGATCACCGCGCCGCTAAAGCTTGCCGTGCCGGCAAACGAACCGGACGCGGCCAAAGCAGCGACGATATTGCCCTCAAACGCCGCGACACCAGCAAACGAGCCCGAGCCACTAACGACCAACTGCCCGGTCGCGGTGAACGCAGCCACGCCCCCGAACTCGCCCGCAATGTTGCGGCCTGCTGCGACGTTGCCTGTAAACGCCGCTACACCGTTTGAGGCGTTGTGCGACGAAATCCGCGCCGACTGGATCGGCATGACGTATGCCGTCCCGCCGTAGCCGTCCGGTATGGCCGCGATCTCGTTTGCAGCCGATGCGCCCCCTTGCAGAGCGAAATTACGCCGCGCGCCCGTTCCGCCCCAGTTGCCCGGAAGCTGCGGCGAGAACTGCCCGATACCCGAGGCTACAGACGTGGAGTTGCCGCCGAAGAAGCGACCCGGCGACTTAGAGGCGAGCGAGTAGTTGCCGAGAAGCGCCATGCATCACGACCAGCCGAAATCAAGGTGGCCATAGAACGCGCTGTTGTTCGGGATAGCCGCGCCCGCGTAGCAGAGCCAGCCCAAGCACGCGCCATCAAACACGCGCGGCATGGACGGAAGCTGGTTCACCAGATCGCGCTCAGCCGCCACGCCGAGCGTGGTCATCGGCAGCGTCAAAAGCGGCTTGGCGAACACCATGTTGTAAACGCCTGTCGTGACGCCAGCCGAGCCGAGGATGATGTTGGTCACTTCGCGCACGCCGCTGTCGCCGCCAGCGAGCGGCATGAACGGGCCGAACTTGCCTGAGCCGGTGCCGCTATACGGAACGGTCAGTAGAGGCGCAACGGCGGTGTTGGTTGGCAGCGCAGGCGAAGATGGCGTCGTGCGTGAGCCGGTGCCAGCTTGGTTGGTGTAGGTAAGTTGGAATGTACCCGTACCAGCCGTGCCCGCCGTGGACGCAACGAGCAATGGCATGACGCCCGCACCGTCCGTGTAGCGAGGGTGGCGCACGAAAACTGTATGCGTGCCGGTGCCCGCGTCAGTGAAGGCAATGGCCGTGCCCGCGATGGCGTTTTGCAGCGTTGTTGCGAGGCGCGAGGTAGTCGCGCTGACGCGGATCGTCCAGTAGGTTGTTGCTGCAACGAGGCCGGTGGGCAGCGTCGTGGTCGTGGTAAAACGAACCGGCGTGTAGGTGTCATAGTCGTTGGCCGATGTCATCAACAGACCCGACGAGGAACTGAAGGTGACGTTTTCCGTGTTGGCGAATGTCTTGGTGCCAGCCGTCGAGATCGTCGCGTTGGTCAGTGTCGCATAGGAGAGGAAGTCGCACAGCATGAACACGGCAGGCATGGTGGTGGCCGCAGCGCTATAGGCGCTCGCATTCAGGAGCACCTTGTAGCCATCGTACGCTGCGTTGACCGCGCCGCCGTGCTGGATCGCGCCAGCCGTCGAGGTGAAGTCATAGAGCGGCTTCTGAACCAGCGTCACGCCAGAGCCTAGCTGCGTGTTCGCGCCTGGGTTGCCTGCGCCGCCGAGTAGGCATTGCCACGAGCCCGCAATCACCGTGCCGCCCGTGGCGTGGTTCTTGTTCCAATCGGCGCGAAAGAACTTCCCCGAGTTGGAGACGTTTGAGATCAGATTGTCGAGTGAGCTAAAGCCCGCCATCAGTTCCACACCGTTTCTATCGTGCCCATGATCTGGCCCGCTGCGAGCGTGCCCGATGGCAAGCAGATCAGGTTCAAGTAGGCGTCATCGTAGATGCGCGGCAGCGTCGCTGGATTGTCGGTGACGAAGTCCTTCTCCGCAGGCGCTTGAATGTCATAGACGCCGATGGTCGCTAGCGGCTTCACCAGCACAAGCGCGACGAGGCCAACGTCCGCGCCGAGCATGGTCAGGCTTTGGATCGAGCGGACGCCCGTGTCGCCTTGTTGCAGTGGCAAGAAGGGGCCAGCGCTGCCAGCCGTGGCCGCAGCCGTCGAGATGATCGTGCCGGTCGAAACTTGCGTGTTGCAGGTCACTGTCGGCGTCACGCGCCCAGCAACACCGTCTGAATTGGTGTAGGTCACGAAGAACGATTGGCCGCCGATCTGGGCTGCGACCTCAACCGCCATGATCTGCACGCCTTCGCCATCGGTGTAGCGCGAGAGCGTCTCAGATTGCGTCATGTCCTGCTGATCGGTCGTGCCCATGTCCACGAACGAGTAGTATAGCAGGTAGTCACAGAGGATCATCGGCAGCGGGACTGCCGTGGTCGGCGTCGAGACCAGCGCCGTGAAGCGACGCAAGTGCTTAGTGTATGAACCACCGGGCGCTGCGCCATGAAAGATGCCGCCGTCGCTCGATTGCGTCAGCCGCTTCGATGCGAGCGGCGCAGCGGCGTAGTAGTTCGGGATCGGATTGCCTGGGCTCATGCTCAGATCAAACCAGATATTGGTCGCGGTCGTTTGCGTCGGCGCTTTGCGCCAACCGAACGTGGTCGTCTGCCCAGCCTCAACGGCTTCGATTAGTTCGCGGTGATTGCGGAAGCCGGTCACTCGGTCGCCTCCGGCTCAGCCTCGTATGGCTCTACGCAGGCGCACGCCTTGTAGGGCGCGCCTTCTTCTGCGCGCACCTCAATGCCGCAGGTTGGGCAGCGATAGCGGATGATAACCGGGGTGTCGGTCATCAGTCCTCCGTGCCGTCAAGCTCGCCTGCTCCGAATTGCGGTTGAATGCCCGAGCTAATGGCCAGCGAAGCGCTAAGCGCGCCCTTGTAGAGAATCTTGGACGTACCGGAGGCAGCCACCGTGATGCCAAAGTGGGTCGCCGTCTCCGAACCACCCGTACATTGCGGGAACTGGATCAGCGCCGCGTTCGTCACAGCGTTGCCTGTCACCGTCCAGCTTGAGCCGGAGCGAGGCACCGCAACGCGCGCATAAGACGTGTAGGCGCATTCGTTCGTGGTCGCGTTGCCGCCCTCACCTGGGTCAGCCGTGTGCAGCGTCACATAAAGCGAACCCGCAGTGGACGAGCCGCGCAGTCCCGTCGCGTCGCCAATATCCGCCGCGTTTGTGTTGTTGAAGATCAGCAAAAGCAGATCGTTCTCGAAAGTATTACCCTTGCTCATTCGATCCCCTCAGGGCGCCCATCGGCGCCGCGAACCACACGCTTCGGCCGGCTCATAGCCTGCGCCAATGCCTCTAAACCTTTGCCGATCGCCTCGCCGCTGCGGTCATTCTGCGGTTGCGATTGTGGCGTACTAGCCCGCTGCTCAGACCGCGCCTGCTGACCATCCGCCAAACGCGCGCGCTCAATCTCGCCGCTCTGCCGTAGCTCTGCGTTGCGCAAGTCCATCTCGCGCATCTTAAGCTCCAGCTCCTTCATCTTCACCGCAAGCTCAGCGCGCTTAATGTCCGTCTCAACAGACTGCTGCTGTGCGTCGAGAACCATTTTCTCGCGTTCCAGCGCCATCTTCTCGCGCTCAAGCTGCGCCTTGCCCTGATCGGCCCCGCCCTGCATCTCGAACTGGAGCCGCATATCCTCACGGCGCGCGTCAGCCGCCTTGGCTTGCGCCTCGGTCTGAACCTTCATCTGTTCAGCTTGCGCTTGCGCCTGCGCCTGCTGGCCCGCCTGCTGCATCATCTCGTCAATAAACGTGTTCATGCGCTTCTTGACGCTGGACTTCAGGCCAGGGTGAAGCTCGAGCATGACCTTCATCATCGGCGGCGGTGCGCCCTTGCTCAGCACGTCCATGACCGCCGCGAACGTCTCGCCCTCAAGCGTCGGCACGTCCGGCGCGTCTTCGATGATGATGTCCACATCAGCCGCAGCGATCTGGTTGTGCATCTGCATTTGGCCCGTCATCGGGTCCATCTGCGGCTGGTTAATACCCACATAAGTCGGCGCTTCCGGGTCTTCGGTCACCCGAATCCACATCGGCGCCTGCCAATACTGCTTCAGCGCGAACCACGTGAACTTGTACACGCGCCAATCCATGCGGCGCAGAACGTCCAAGCCATCGCCCAGCTCGATCATGCCGCCCTGCTGCTGCGCCTGGATAGCGCGGCCGGACTGATCCTCCGTCCCTTTGCCGAGCAAGGCCGCGTTCGGGCCGCTGCTCATGATGTGAGCCATAGCCTGCGTCAGCAGCATGGCTTGGCCCTGCGCCAAGTCGGTGTTGCGGTCGATCTCGAAGCGCCGGCCAGGCTGCACGACGATGAAACCGTCAGGGCGGTTCGCCTCGCGGCGCGCCTTCTCGGTGTCACCGTCGGGAATGGCCCCGTTCTCGGTGATCACCACGTTCGTATTGACCGCGTGCAGCGCCTTGGAGCGGCGCTTGTTCACTTCGTCCTGCGGGTCGATCAGATCACGGACTTCGCCGTAACGTGCGTTGTCGCGGTCGATGTAGCAGCTCTCGGCAATGATGCCGCAGAGCGTATCGCCCTCGTCGTCCACGTACGGGCTAGGCCCCGCTGCGAGGATGCCGCCCTTGCAGAACTCGGCCCAACACCATTTGCCCTGCATCAAGTACCAGACCTGGACCACCCGCACGCGCTTGCGCTTCGGATCGGCCCACATCTGCCAGCGCGGGCGGTCCTCGTACGTGTCGCCCAGCCCTAAGCCGCCATCGGTCGCGGCCGTCAGCGCTGCATCAAGCGCGGCCCCACCGTCGGGGTAGTCCGTGATAACCTCTTCCTCGTCCATCCATTTGACTTGGCCGAGGTAGCGCGCGTCTGCGAAGTCGCCCCGGGCGCTGTGCGGGTCGTAGAAGAAGCGATCCCACGGAATCTGCTTCCACTTGATGTCCGAATTGCCGTCCGGCCGGGGCTCAAGCGACGCTTCCAGCGCGCCGATGCCTTCGACCTTGATGTTCTCCCACACTCTGCTGCGCTCGGTGTGATAGTCCGTGCGATCCATCGCGTAACGTAGCGCCTCAGTGGCGACTTCCGCTGCCAGCTGATCCTCAGGGCCACGGCCAAACGCCTTCGGGTCGCGGCGCTGCTTCTTTTCGATGCCGAGATGGTAGTTCACACGCGCGCGGATGACGTTCAGCGCGATAACCGGCTGACCGCGCTTCCTCAGCTCGGCCGCCTCCTCCTCCGTCCACTGCTTGCCGTCATAGTAATCGCGGTCGCGCTCCGCCTTTTCGCGGTTCGTCTGCGTGCTTTGCTCGGCTTCCTCGAACCAGCGCACCAGCTGGCTCAGCGTGCGGTCGTGCTCAAGCTTGTCGGGCGACTGATCGTTGTCAGGCGAGACTTCCGCCTGCTCAGCTACGCCGTACGCCAATTCACTTCCCCACTCTCAGTATCTCCCCACATATCGCGACGCTTCGGCTTCTGAGGCGTCGGCGCTGTCCACGGTCTGCTCATGCACACATATCGGCCCTCGTCCGGCGCGTGATCCTCACCGTCCGTGTCCACGTCTTCTGGTCTGAGCGTATCATGCTGCAACGCCGGGAACGTCCGGTTCCACGCTACGCATGTGCTGAAACTGTAGAGCATCGGGCGTCCATCAATGCCGACGAGCCGGCCGCGTACTTGGTCCCAGCCACCAACCGCGCCGACTTGGGCCACTCGCTTGTTATCTCCGGGCGTCCAGTGAACGCCGCGCGTGCCCATGCGCTCAGCGATGCTAGGACCGCCATTCTCCGCGAAGATAGCAGGATCGGCCACGGCAAGGGCGACACGCTCGCCAGCAAGCTCCCTTTCCTTGATCCCATCCGCCACCTGTTCCGCCGTCAGCTTTAAGCCCACGTTCGGGCTGCTCGATCCGTACCACTCGCGATAGCGCACCAGCGCACCGCGCGGCAGCATCCCCTCAGGGCGCAGCGTGTCTTCGCTGACCACAGCCCACCAGCCTACGCTAAACGGCGCGGCCGAGCCCCAGTCGAAGCCCCTGATCCGCGCCCAGTGCTGCGGAATGGCGAACGGCTGAAGCACATGCTTGGCCGCGCTCCACTCAGGGAAGAACGCGCCCTCGATGACGTCCCAGTCGCCTTCAAGCCACGCTCTGACCAGTTGCGGCGAACCGGACTGATAGAGCTGCGCTACGTAGCTCGGGTCATTCTCCAGAAGCTGCGGGTTATCGCTCAGCTTGGCCGGGATGAAGACCCGCTTTGTCTCGATTTCCCGATGCGTGAACGGGCAGCGAAACGTGTGTGTCGTCACTTTCCAGGGGCCAGGGTCGATATAGCGCTCCTTGACCCACGTATGGCCGGCGCCGCCCGGATTGCACGTCCCGCGGAAGCCCGTTGGCACGCCCACACCAGAGCGCAGCGTCGCCCGTAGCTTGTCGATCGGCGCAGGGCTGGCGAACTGCGTCAGTTCTTCAACGTACACCCGCGTGTAGTCGTGACCCTGATACTGGTCCGCATCGTCGTCGCGCTCCAGATAGTTCATGACCAGCACAGCGCCGTTGCGCCATACGAACCGGCTCTTGGACTCCTGCCATTGAGCCACGCCGCGATAGAGCTGCTTAGCCCTGGCGATCGTACTCTCCAGCGCTTTGCGTGTGCGCCGGATCATCAAGCCTTTGGCGTCGAGTCCGTAGCGCTCAGCGTGGAGCGCCCATTCGCCTAGGGCTGCGTCCGTCTTACCGCCGCCACGCGCCCCGCCGTACACAACGTCATTCAGCGGGCAATTAACAAACGCTGTCTGTGGCCCAGCTTGCGGCGCCCAGGCTAGTTCACGCCGAACGCGCTGCTGGCGTATTTCTGCTCCCATTCGTCATCCGTCACCGGCTCAGCGGCGAACTCGCGAACCACTGTCTCGTTCTTCGTTTCGATCTGTTGCAGCTTGGCGTGAACGTAAGGCGCGGCCGCTAAGGCCATCTCGTCCCGGCGCTCGTCTGGGATGCCGTCGCTGCGCATGACCCGCAGCATGTACTCAAGAGGCGTCTCGCCTTCGCCCGCCCGCTTGATCGCCTCTTGCGTCACTCGGGTCTTCGCGCCTCTTGGCTTGCCCGCTCCTTTGCGCGCTCCGCCGTGTCCGTTAGCCATCTTGAAATCTTGAAATTAGTTAACGCCCCGTCGCCCGCTCATACGCCGCGTTGAGCTTCTCAAGCTGCTTAGCTTGCATCGCCTTGGCGTTTTCGTCTCGCGTTCGCTTGGCTTGCTGTTTGGTGGGCTTCTTCATGGCCTGCGCGTCACGTCTTGGCCTGGGTTCGTGTAAGCATCATTACGCTCACCATCACCCTGGCTTGAGATGATCGCGCCGGTCATGGCTTGCTCACGGAACGAGCGCGTTGCGGTGTCCCAGATGATGCCCTGCATCGCGAAGATGGCGCCGCAGGCGAGGATCATGCCGGCTGGCACGCCTATGGCGAAGCCTAGCCAGCGCTGGTGTCTGCCGTGCTTGGCTTCTTCGCCTGCCGTGGGGCGCGCGTCGCGTTCGGCGCGGAGCTGGGCTAGCTGGCTTGCTTCCTCGATGCGCTGGATGCCCAAGGCTTGCAGCATGTCCTTGCGTTCGGCTTCGCGGCCTTGGCGTATGGCTTGAGCGCGTATGCCGTCCTCGCGCGCTTTGACCTTGGCCAGCGCTGCTGCGCGTGTGGCTTCGGGGAGCGCGCTTACTGGCTCGCCCACGGTTTAGCGCGCCTTCGCCTTCTTGGCCGGGGCTTTCTTCGCGGCCTTGGCGGCCTTCTTGGTCTTGGCATTCAGCTTGGTCATGTCTTGCTCCTGTTGGGTCCGCAGCAGCCCGCCTTTTAGGGACAAGGAGGGAAATCGCCGCCGCCCGTAATCCGGCTAACCATTGCCGAACGATCATAGGGCGGCAGCGTGGCGGGCTGCTGTGGGTTGGATTCTGGCGGGCGGTGGAGCGGCTAGCGTCAAGGGGCTGACAGGGATGGGCCGTCCGAGCGCGTCCGCCAGAAACTGAAAGCGCCCGGACGAGCTTTCACTCTCCGGGCGCACAAATCCAGTGTCACGATTCCTGCCCTGATTTGCTGCAAGCCGTCAAGGGCGTCTCCGATTATTCCAACGCTCGGCCTCGGCTTCGTTGAACTCGGTGTAAAGTTCGAGTGCGCGAAGGACGGTTTTGATCAGGTCGATTGAGCCCCGATGGTCGCGGTCCATGCCGCACCGGCGCTGGATTTCGGCCAAGCTGTCGCCCTCACAGATGCCGTGGAAGCATTGCTTGCCGCCTTTGATGCGGCTGCTGACTTGCTCCAAATTGGCGAACCTGTCCTTCTCGAAGCGGTGCATCAGCCGCCTCGCCTCGCAGGCGTTCTGGGCCCCGCCGCTGTCCACGAACTCAAAGTTCGTTCGCTTAGGGTCCAATGTCTTGACGTAAAGCCAGCGGGCGGCGCGCGCTACTGCCGCCTCGCCATCCGTCAGCCGCTTGCGAACGGAATCCTGCTCAATGGCCCAGCGCGCCCGGTATTGCCGGACACGGCCGTGCTGCTGAACGGCGCGAGTGTCATCGCGTAACGGGTAATACGTTTCCTCGTCTGCCCAGCGGCGCCATTCGATCTCTGCGTGTTTGGCTTGAACGCTCATCCGGCCCTCCTCGCGCCCATTGGGCGCTCACCTACGGCTTTGATTTTTGCGTGGTAGCGGGCCTTGCAGCGCTCGCGCTTGGCCTCGGTGCGCTGGGGATCAAGCCACCAGAGAACGGTGGTGTGGTCGCGGTTGAAGAGGCCGCCTATGGCTGGCGTGCTCCAATCCTTTTCCGCCAGATAGCGATAGCAATCGGCGCGCGCGATGCAGAGCGCCTTGAAACGCCCCGGCGCCTGTAGGCGCTCCAGCGTGAAGCCGTGGCGCTTGGCGATTGCGTTTAGGGCGGCTCGCGTTTCTGGGGTCATGCCCCGGTCCCACTTGCTCACATCGCCCTCCCGCGCAACGGCACGCCCAGGGCGCGCAGGCTCTGGATCATGTCCGCGATGTCGTCGATGACGAGGTACGGCACGCCACATGCCCCTAGATCGGCTTGGCGAGCCCGCTGAGCGGGGGAAAGCCTCGGGGAGGCCTTGGACAGCCCCCCGCTGCGTAGGCGCTTGGGCGGGGCTTTAAACTCGATTGCGATGAGCCGGGGTCCGGTGATGTCGCCGCCGATGCCGTAACCGGCAACATACGGCCCCATCACGAACAGGTCCGGCATCCCCGCCAGCACGCCCATCGCTTTCAGGATGCCCGCTTCGGCTTTGGAGCGGCCTCCGCCGTTGGGCGTGTGCCAGACGATCCACGGCTTCGGCAGCGCGGCTTGCAGATGCGCCACGCAGGCGCGGTGGAGTTGTTCTTCGGCTCGAATCATTGGGCCAGCTCCTGCTCGGTCGCGCGGTAGAGCTGGTGCAGATCGGCGCACGTCATCTCGACGCCGTAAGCGTCCAGCAGATCGGCAAGCGAGCGGTCCGGCTGCTCCTCGATCAAGCGCCCGACGCGGGCATAGATCGGCGCCAGAAACGTATCGACGGCGGTCTGTAGTTCCTTCTCCCGTTCGGTCATGCGCTCGCTCCTAGGGCTTCGATCATTTCGTCTGTGAGTTGGGGGTGCCGGTAGCCGTGCTCGCGCATGATGCGGAAAGCGCCGGCGGCATCGAACACGGCGCCCGGCTTGGGGGCGCGGCGGTACTTGCCTTCCATGATCCGGGTTCGGCCGCTCTCGCTGGCGAAGAAGTCCAAATCCATGCGCCAGCCGTCCTTGTTGTCCCCGGCAAGGAAGGGCTGGGACTCGGCGTCAGCGATCTGGGCCATCCACTCGGCCATGCCGCCGTCGCGCAGGCGTGCGCGGATGAGGCGCCGTCGGTTAGTGCTGATTGGAAGACGCGCCTTCACCCACCCGGCGCGCGTAGCTGCCAGATTGTATTCCCTGAGGGCTTCGGAAATGGGTTCGTCGATGGAGGTCGGAACGCCAGTTCCGACAGATACCGTAGGTATCTCTCTTTCTTCTCTTACTCTTACTCTACCGGGCATTTGCTGAGCATTTGCTGACTCCACATCGTGTGAAAACAACAACTTAGGCTCAATGCTAGGCGATAGCTCCGCTTCAGTTACCGTTGAGTTACAGCGTAGCTGCGCTTCAGTTACAGCGGTGTAATCTGTTGGTAATGTTTTATTGGCGGTAGCCGAACGCGCAGCACGGGCGCGTTTTTCGCGCATATCGTACTGTGCTCGAAGCTCTTCCTCGACGCGTCGGTTAGACAAAAAGCCACCGGACGCGGCGTAGATTTTGCCCTTGCGGATGAGTGCGCCACGGACGCGCAACCAGATGCGCGGGTCGCAGCGGAGGTAGGCGCAGCCGTGCTTAGGATCGTCGACGAGCGGCCCGCCACGGCGGTACATCTCGTCAATCAGCAGCGTGTAGGCGCCCACCTCCTCCAGCGTCAGGTTGCCGTTTTCGCAGCCTGTGATGAAGGCGTTGGGGTCGCGCTTATACCAGGGGAGGCCGCTCATGGTTTCTGCTCCCAAACCGCCGCCGTGGGCATGTCCATGAGGAATTGAACTTGCGACCGCTGACCGGCGCGGGCCTTGTCGACCACGGCTGTCGCGACGCGTGACTTCAGCGCCGCCCAATCCTCGGGTGTCCGGTCCTTCTCAATCTTGCGTTCGGCGAAGTACGCGGCCCGGTGAAGCAGGATGACCACGTCGGCCGCTTGGCTGATCGCCCCGCCGTAATTGAGATCAGTGCTGTCGGGCATCCGATCCTTGCCATCGGCGCGGGAGCCCTCCTTCGTGATCTGGGAGAGCGCCACGACGCAGACGTTGAGGCGCTTCGCCATCGCCAGCAGCGCTTCAGAGCGCGCGTTGGTGCGCTCCAGTTGGCTGGGGAAGCGCGCGCCGGGTTCGGCGGCAATCAGGCCCTCGTGGTCAATGATGAGCGCGCCGGGCTTCACGCCTTCGCGGCGCATCTTGCGGAACAGGCGCCGGGCTGCGGCTTCGATCTGGCTCAGCGTGCGCCCTGGGCGGGCATCCACGTACACCGGCAGGCTTGCGCTTGCCTTGGCCGCGCCGCGTAGCTGATCCCACTGTGCGGGCTTCAGGGCGTTGCGCTGGGCGCTGAGATAGTAGGGGCTGTCCGCGCGATGGTCAGGGTTGAAAGCCAGCGCGGCCGACGTGCGCAGGCCGACTTGCAGGCGGCGCATCTCCAGATGCATCTCGCCCACGCCGTAGCCCTGTGAGGCGATCGCACGGCCAAGGTGCGCGCCGAACACGCTCTTGCCCATGCTGGTCGCACCGCCGACGACCCAGAGCGTGCCGGGCTGCATGCCGCCTGTGACTTCATCGAGCTTGGAGATCCCGGTGCTGAGGCCAACCGCTTCGCCCAGCTCTGCGCGCTCCACCGCCTCGCAGGCGATGACGCCAAGCTTCTCCCAAGCGTCGGCGTCGGCGTCGGTTGAGGCGATCTCCTGCAAGCGCTGTTCGAGCAGCGCCAGCACGTCCTGGCCCCCTTCCTTGGCGAGGGCGATAGTCTCACCGCATGCGACCGTGACAGCGCGGCGGCGGGCGCAATCGCGCACGATCTCGCCGTACCCTGTGACTTGCGCCGACATGGCCGCGCTCTGGTCCATGAGCTTTACGAGGTAGGCTACCCCGCCTAGCTCCTTGAACGTCTCAGCCGCAAAGCCGCGAAGCGCCACGCCGTCAATCAGGCGCCCGTCGCGGTAGCGCTGTTGCATCTCTTCCCAGAGCGCAGCGTGCGTGGGGTCGTAGAAGTGCGCAGGCGTGAGCTGGGCGTGGTCGATCCATTGCGGGTTCAGCAGGACCGCGCCTAGTACGGCTTGTTCGGCGTCGATTGCGTGGATCATGCTGCTTGCGCCTTCCATGCGAGCGATGGCCAGCGACAAAGCTTTTCGAGATGAAAGCGCTCGCGGCGATTTCCACTGACGCGCCAATAACGATGCTTCGGAAGGCGCCGAACTTTCTCAACGAAGCCAACGCGAAACGCGTCGCGCGAATGGCGCTTTGTTGTAACGTCACCGAACAGCGTGCTCTCAGTGTGATCTTCTGGGACATAATCGAACCGGGGCGTTTTGCGGTCCATGTCTGTCCAACCGGCGTAGTGGAAACCGGATGCGCGATACACTGTCCCTAAATGGCCATGCGCGGTGTCGGCGTAGCTGACAACGATTAGAGGCGGCAGTGCGCGAAATGCCTTCGCAATAAACCAACTTTCAGTGTTTTTCGGGCAATCATCGGACACCCAAAGGCGGTTTAGTTCGATGACCTTTTCTGGATTGGTCGGGCAAGCCCCGGTCAGAATCTCTCTACTCGCAGGAATGCCAAATGTGATGACGCCAACCGCTTTGCCAGCATCGAAAATCCCAAACGCATGACTAAGCGGCGGCGGTCTGTGCAGATAGTGCTTCGACACGCACAAGCGCACGGCTTCGGGCCGTGAGATGGGGCCAAACAAAAGCTTCGCGGCGGTTTTCAGTTCGTGGATCACGTCCGCACCCTCGGCTTCTTCTTCGGATCGGCCGGGACGTAGTAGATCGCGCGATGCCAGCGGCAGAACGAGCCGTCCCCTTCGATCAAGTGACCGCAGACGCGTTGCGCGGGGCGCGTGGCGTCAGTAATCGCGCGGCATTGGCCAACCTGGCGCTCCAGAAACGGGACATTCAGCGGCTCGACCGGGATTGGCGCAGGCTCTGGCGCGGGCTTTTCCTTGCGCACTTTGGCCGGACGCGCGGCGGCGTAGCGTTCGCGGCGCACGCGGCGCACCTGCTCAACGCGGCCCGTGCTGTTGCTTTGCGGATCGAGCCGTCGCTGCCAGCCGCGACGATGCACGACGCCGATGACGCTGTTGCGCGTCACGCCTAGGGCGTTGCCGATCTGGCTTGCCGTGTGGCCCTCGGTCCACAGCGTGCGCAGCGTTTCCAGGCGTTGCGGTGTCCACATGCTTCCCTCCATCGCAATGAAAAAGGCGCGCGCCCCGCAGTGGACGCACGCCTTCGGTTCAGTCTCGTGTCAGTTCCAGTTCGGTTTGCGCTTGCACGCGTGGCTCAGCAAAAAGGCGCGGTTGCTTGCGAGCGGATTCAATGCGGCGGCAGGCGATGTCGAAAAACGCGAGATTGATTTCGATGCCAATGAACGGACGCCCGAAATTCACCGCCGCCACACCCGCCGTCCCAGACCCCATGAAGGGATCAAGCACGGTTTCACCGGGCTGCGTGAACCAGCGGAAAAGCCACTCTTGATGCGGCAAAGAGCGAGGGCATGGATGCGTCGTCTCGCCTCTTTGCATTGGCCGATCTTGCGGCTGCACTTTCGGCGCTTGGCCAGGGATCACACGTTGGCCGGGGGCGCTCGGAATCGGATCGCCGAACACATAGGCGGTTTCGTTTCCGCCTAACGTGCGTCCCGTGTAGCCAGGGACGACATACGGACACCACACCACTTGCTGAAATCGCAATGAGCTTGGCACATGCCGCAAAAATCGGGGGTCGCAATCGCTGCGAAGGCAGACAACCATCTGCCGCATCGGCGGCATCAATTCGCACGCCTCACGCCAAAGCGCGTCAGGATCAACGCCAGGAAACATACCCTCTGGCGCGTTCGGCCAAACGGGATCAGTCACCACAGCATCCACGCGCTGCAACGTTGGTAACACTTCGAGCGCGTCACCCAAGTAGAGCGTCGCGTCGCCTATGATCTCGACGCGGCTCATTGGTAGCGCCGATCATGTGAGAGCTTGCGCATCTGCTCGCGCCAGCGCGCGGCGCGATCTGCAGCGCTCTCTGCGCTGTCAGCGCGTTGGCTTGCCACGAAGAGCCAGATCGCGGCGAACACCGCGCCGATGATGGCGAACGCGCCAAGCAGGATCGGGACAGCGGCGGTCATGCGTAACGCTCGTTACGGAACGAGTTTTGTCCACAAGCGTTGTGTGCTAGAGTGCCGCCCGGCATGGGGCGGGCTTGATAGGGCGCTTCCATCGTCTTGCATCCGATAAGCGTTTTATGACTTGGCCTCGGTCAGCGGTGAGACGCTGGCCGGGGCCGCTATTGTTGCGCCGGGCTTAGAGGCGTTTCAAGCCCGTAACTTTCTTGATCCGATTGGCCAAATCATCCGACATCGGACCACCGTTGTTAACGATTCGGCTTATCGTCCCTTTGTTCACGCCCAACACGCGCGCCAGTTCGGCTCCGGTATAACCCGTGCGGCGCAACCAGCGGCCTAAGGGTGTAGCGGGGATGGGTTTGGGGCGAAGCATCGCGTCCGTTAAGCTCATGGGCGGATAATAAGCACACTCGCAAAAAGAGTGCAACCCCGTTGTTTTTCGCTTGACGCCGTTTTTGGCTTGGTGCAACGTGGTTGCAGTCAGGGAGAGACCACATGCTTAAGCCCATCAGCTCACACTTCGGCGCCGTGCTGGCCAAGGCCAAGCCGCAGCCGCAAACCCCGCCGCAGCCAGCTCCGAAGAAGGAGCGCGCGCAATGAGCGAAGTTTACGAAGCCAACGTGAACGCCATGCACCGCGAAGCGGAGTGGAAGGCTGAGCGGCGCGAAACAGCGGCGCGTATCAACAATGACATCCAGGCCGTCATGGCCGCAGCCGAAGAAGTGTTTGCCGCTTGGGCGCGCGACGACTTGCTCGACCGCCGGAACATCGTCCCGGTTTATGACCACAGCGTCGGGCGTCGCGTCGATGTGGCGTTGCCGAACCGCTCTG